TCTGAGCGGCCCAGTTGAGCACTTTGGCGCGGACATCATCGGAAGCCGCAGCACCGTTGGCGCCTTCGCCGACGAAGCGGAACGCTTTGCCGAACGGAATGCCGTGGATCCGGCGGATCGGCGGGATGGTACCATCCGACATGGTCACGACGAGGGTGACCTTCATCGCGGTCGAGGCGCCCAGGGTGTCGATGCCCTGGTCGTTGATGTTGGCGTCATCCAGCATCGGAACGTACTGGTAGCGCTTGATCTTCTTGCCCATGTTCTTGGGCATGGCGGTCGTGTCGGCCAGCTGGCCAAAGAACACGTCCTTTTTGGCCTCGATCAGGGCCTGCTTGATGAGATGATCAGTACGTAGCTGAGTACCGATGTCGGACTTTGTCCCGCCTGCGGGATCGTTATACATCTGGGGCATGGCTGATATTCTCCCTGAACACCGGTCAGATGTTCAATTTGTTGAGTTTGAGGAATTCCTCGTCGGACATCGTCAGCGGGTTGTAATCGGTCTTACCGGTACTGGACCCGGGGCTATGCCGTGAGGGGCTAGCGGCCTTTTTACGGGCAGCGCGCTCAGCGTCCGTTTCGGTACCTTTGTCGGTGTTGCTGGCATCGTCTGATTTGGCTGCCGGAGAGTTCTGGGCCCCAGTGGCACGTTTGAACAGATTGTTCTCGTGCATGTGAGCACCAACTCGCTGATAGGCCTCAAAATCACTGATACCGGTCAATTTACCCAGGCGCCGTTCGTACGCTACAGCTTCCGCTACCTGGTCGAAAACGCCTGACTCCATGTGCTGGTTGATGATCTTAATGATCTTCGGATCCTGGGCCAGGGCTTGTCGACTTGCTGCGTCCCACTCGTTGCCCAGCACATTGAGAGTCCGGTTGTATTCGGGAGAAGTGCTGATTGAATCCAGGATCTCGTCGAGTACCAGCTCTGTGTCGCTGACCGAGCGTTGCTTTGGAACATAATTGGTTGTCTCATCCAAGTCAATATCTCTCGGATTGAGTTTGCTATCTTTAAGCAGCTGAGCAATTGCTTCAGGCTTCTGCTGATGCAGATCAATCAGGTAGTTCAGCTTATTGGGATCCATCAATCCATGGTTCTCAAGAAGCTTGAGTGTTTTCAATGCCGGCTTGAGGCCGGTCATTTTTTTGTGGTAGTTGGCGCCCATTTGCATCAGCTGGATCGCATCATCAGCTGACTTCATTTTAATGGGCACACCATTGGCCTTGAACTCAGACAGGATCTGCCGGCCAATCGCAGCGAACTGTGCTTCCGTCAGTTCACCAGATTGGGTTTCCTCACCAGCCGGCTTTTGATCTTTGTCTTTGCTCAGATCCTTGTTCGAATCCGCGGTATCCCCGGCGGATGCTTTATCTTTGGCGGCAGCGGTAGCAGCATCGGCAGCGGCTTTGGCCGCGTCATCTCCGCCCTTGTCATCATCGCCGCCGGCACCAGCATCATCACCAGCGCCATCACCATCAGTGCCTTGGTCGCCATCACCTTGGTCATCATCATCATCATTCCCCCCGGCGTCTGTCGACGCGGCTTGTGTCCCGGGGCTCGAGTCGAAGGCCGAGGGGCCCATGTTCAGGAACTCCTCGTCCGACATATCCAGCGGGTTGACCGCTTTATCGTCCGGATTACGCATTGGTCAGATCCTCCGCCAGGATGTCCTCACGGGTCTGCTCATCAGCTTCCAAAGCGGCCTGAGCATTGCGGCCTTCCGTGTAGATGGCGATCAGGAACTGGCGGAAGTTACCGATGGCGCCAATCTGCGCGTCCAACAGCTTCTGCTGCTTCTCGTCCTGCAGACTTGGGTGAGCTTTCAGCATCACCTGGCGAATCGCGTGCGACTCCATGAAGCCCTTCTCGATGAGCTCAACGAAGTCCGGATTCTGCTGCAGGCGTTCCAACGCTTCCATCCGAGCAATCAACTTCTTGGCCTGGGCAATGCTCAGCTCCAGGGACTCTAGATCAACTTCACGTTCAGTCTGACTCATTGTGCTTCTCCTTTGTGTCCTCGGCCGTATCTGTCCGGCTCGAGTTATAGTGGGCGCTGAGCGCCATGATTATGCTTTCGCAGCCTCTTTGGTCTGCTGCTTGATCGATTCACGAAGCAGGGCTGCATTATCTTTCTGTTGCTGCTTCTGCAGCTCTTGCGCATGCTTAACGCCGTCCGCTTCCTGCAGGTAGTCGAGATCCGCACGATCGGCTTCCGCCACGTGTTTCTGTGCTTTGGCTCCGGCCTCGCCGGCCTTGGCTATGTTGAGGTCAGCCTGACTGGCATCACGCATTCCGCGGCCGCCGGCAGCTTCAGCTTCAGCCAGATGCTTCTGAGCCAACGCAGCTTCCTTTTGAATCTGCGCATCCAAGAGCTCAATCTCTTTCTGGGCCTTGGCTTGGGCCAACGGATCCGGCTGCGGCTGGAACTGTTCGATCCGTTCAGCCAGCTCCGGCATCTTGCGCAGACGCGCGATATCCGCCCAGATCATCTTGGAGAATTCCAGGTCCATATTTGGCCCGGCCGTTTGCAGCATGAACGCCAGCTCTTCAGCTTTGGCTGCATCTTCCTCCGCGGTCGAGATGGCCAGGCGCAGATCAAAGTTGCCGGCCAGATCATCCCGGCGAACCTGAATGAACTTCGAGTCCGTAACTCGAATGACTTCTTCCTCGGAGAGGAATTCAGCGTTCATCGCAATGATCTTGCGGCCGACTTCTAAGATGCCTTGAGCCAGGCGCCGAAGGATTCCAAGTTCGCGTTTGGCCGCGGCGTCCAGGGCCCGGCGAGCATTGGAGGCAACTGAACCCAGGGCCTGAGAATTGATGCCCGAGCTGTAGGCCTTGACGCCCGTCAAGCTCTCGGCTTCAGTGCTCTGCACCGACAGCATGTCGAAGACCGACCGCGGGATCTCTGGGTACTTGTGCTGGTACACACCATGGCCCGGGTCGACACCGGCATTGAATTCGTAATCCATGCCCTTCTTGAAGAGGCGCTTGTTGGTTACGTCGAGCATGTCTTTGCGCATGCCGGTCTGACTGTTTGCCGATTTAGCCAACAGGTCGATCGCGCCACGGGTGATCGCGCCCATGATGTCCTGGTTGTCTTTCAGGAGCTCGCCGTCCGGCTCACCGAAGACGGATCCACGAACAGGCATGTAGACCGCTTTAACAAACGGCGGCCGGCGATCGGGGAACGGATTCAATTCTTTCCGAATGCACACATCGCCGACCCAAGCACAAACGATTTGTTTGGTCATGCCGTCGCCGTCGACATCCCACTCGCCCCAATACACATGGACCGTAAATTTTTTCCGCGGTTTGTCTTTGAATCCAAACGACTGCTGGTCCACCGGGATCGCTTCGTCCGGCTCGAGATACGGGGATGAGATCGCGTCGATGTTGAGCAGATCCAGATTCCTGTACCGGCCATCCTTCTTCAGCTCGGCCAGTGAAGCTTTGAACTTCTCACCAATGAACGTGGCTTTTTTGATGTCGCCGCCACAGGACGGATCGATGATGATGTTCTCGCTCGGCGGAATCTCGAGGACCGGATGGTTGGCCGTTTCTTTGCGCCGTTTGACGCGCTTCTTACCGGTTGCCCGGGCGAAGACCGGAACGCCGGTTTCCTGGAACATGTCCAAAGCGTGGTCCAGCCCCGGGGTACTGTGATCAGCGTAACCTTCAGCGTCCTGCATACGCATCTGCAACAGCTGCATGTAATACTCACCGAGCTGCCCGGTTTTGTCCGGCATGTATTCGAAGAGGGTGATCGTTTCTTCAACCTCTTCCTCAACAGTTAACCAACCCAACTTGACAATGACCGTTCCGATGTCGACTGCTTCGCGGACGTAGTCATCGATAAAGGTTACTTTGTCGATCTTGGTGTTGAACTGATTGTTCAGCACTAGGCCATTTTGCCGCGCGCGTTTCACGTCCCCGGCCGTCTCAGGGTAGACGTTGAAGATATCAGGCGTGCTCAGGAATGGATCACTCAACGAAGAATAACGCCACTCGGCTTGCTTGCGGATCAACTTTGGTTGGACTGCCGATTTGCCTTCAGTCTTCTTGCGAACGGCTGCACGATTCTCAAGCCAACGATCGACGTTGGCTTTATGTTTGGCCTGGTCAATTGCAGCGTCATCAATGTTCTGCTTCAGGTCGGCAATGCTCGGCTCATTCTTCCAGTCCGTCATAACATTCGGATCACTTGGCGCGTCGGTATCGACATCGTCATCCACGTATTGCTCATCAACATCGAGTTTTAAGTTGTTGGCCATAACGTCGATCCTTATTTACGAGGGCGCTGTTGAGATAGCGGGAATTGATTGATGTTCGCAACTTGCCGCGGGCTTACCACTTTGTTCGTGGGCAGCACACGAATTTCATATTCAGGCACGGCTGTGAGATACGCCCGATTGTGAGTCGTAGTCGCGTAAACGATTGTTTCCTGGTAAGCCACGAGTTAAGCACCAAACACGTCGAATGACCCATAAGTGAACAGGTCAACATCGCCGTTGGCTTTGGTCAAGCGCAGCTTGTAAGTGGCGGAGTCAAAAGCGAGGTCTTGGGTAATGTCGTCGCTGATCAGAATGATTACGCTCCGGTCACCGAGAATGATCTCAGTTGCTGGGTCGTTCAGCGTCAAGAGCGGGGCATTCTTGTTCAGCTTGTCCCAAGCTTTGGCAACCATCAACTCAGCGCTGACGTATGTCGAATTGAAATCGATGTAAGCGTAGGTCGAGCCGTAGAATTCGAGGTTCTCTTCGTGTGATCGTTTCTGATCAAGGAGGGTATTGTGAATGGCTGGGTCGTAGACGTAGGTCTTGGTCTGAGCCACCAACTCCAATCTCAGAGTTGCGCCGCGCCAGACTTCGAGATTCAATTTGGATGGCGTCATCGATTATGCCCAGCCTTCCTCTTCAAATTTGTTCTCACGATCGTCGTTCTGCGGAGCCAGGCCGTACATCTCCAGCTTCTGGCAACACAGCTCGTATTGCTGCTGGTAGCCGGCACTCTTGTCGGCGTTGGCCGTCGAGTTGTTCGCTCCCATAGGCTTGTACACGCGATGCGCGATAAAGTAAAGCAGGGCCTCAATGATGGTATCAGGGATGGGTAACTGGTACTGATCCGGATCGAATTCGTCATCGAGGACAATCTTGGATGGCGCTGCTTGGTACACGACACTGTAGATGGCTGACGCTGTCAAGCCAGTAATCTTCAGAGTGTCGACTGCCAGCTGGCGAATGGCCGGCGTGCTGAACCGGTTGTTCATGACCAGCTCATTGCCGGACTCATCGAAGATGCCAGTGATCTCGAGAATGTTCAGAAAGCCCTCGTAGTCGCCCGGACGTTCGAGATACTTCGACTCGGTAATGTTTTCCAGGGAAACCACGCGTTCCGGCCGCAGGTAGTACGTTGTGACTTCCGGCCGGACGTGCAGATTCATTTCGTTCTCGAGGAACCTGAACCGCTTGTAAATTTCCACCAGGCCCAGGTTGATGTGCCCAATGACTTTCTCGTATTCGCTTTCGTTCAACGTACCGGTCGCCGATCGACTGAGGGCGATATTGGAAAATTCCCCGGTGGAAAGCATGGTGAACAGGTCTTTGAGCAGGATCATAGTTGAGGCCTCACTGGATATTGTCAGACAAGATACGAGCTCATGCTGTTCTCGTCAACAACTTCATTCTCGATTTCCCACATGTCCGAGTCTTGCTTCTTCTTCAGCTCCAGCGCTTCCGCCGGCCGCCAGGTATTCAGCGAAGCTAGCATGGAAGTAGCGTCCAAGCAATCGTCATTCTTCGACTTGAATCCGGCCGGCGAGACCAACTCCAGTTCGCTGACGAATTCCTGGACCAGCGGGTCATCCTTGAGTTCCGTGGGCAGGAACATCAGATGCGCCTTAAACCAGGGAACCACAATATTGAATCGAACCATCTTGTTCGTGTTCGGCCGGATGCCGGGCTCATTGCTGTTGTTGTCGCTCGCCAGATTGAAGTAGTTGTTGCGCTCCAGCATCTGTGCCTGGATCCAAGGAATGAATCCGCCTTGCTGGCCGCTGATCTCGATGCCAACCGACTGGGGGCTGTAAATCTGGGCCAGGCGGAACAGATCATTGATGTTCTTGTCCATGGTCTGGCGCTTGCAAATCCCGTCAACCAGGAACCAAAAGCCCTTATGGCTTAGGGCCCACACAAAGATGACCGAGTAATCTGCCGCTTGCTGTGCGCTGGTCGCAAAGTCGGTGGTTATGTAGAAGTTGAACCGCGACTTGTTCTGCAGCAGCGTCGACCGGTTATACCAAAGAATCTCCCCGGGCAGGATAAGCCGATCCTCGTCACTCATGATTCGGAGCATCAGTTCCTGATTGAAGTCAGAGATCTTACCCTGCGCCAGGGAGAAATCGTATTGCTTCTTCACGTACTCGTAAGGGAATCGATCCGGCCAGGCGCCGCGGTAATCCTCCTTGGTGCACGGGAACTGGTTGCAGATCGGGAAGACGTTGACCTTCCAGGCGCCGGACTCGACCGCTTTGTAGAGCGGATCCCGGGCGTTGAACGGCGTCCCCGACCAGATGATCTTCGATCGGGTTGGATGCAGAGCGAAGTTGACTGCCTTGTTGACAGTCGCCTCGATCGACTTGATCACCGTATCCGACCGGGCATCCTCGTCAGAGATCAAGTCGTCAAGCACGGCCAACTGCGGACGGACACCCATTTCTTTCGCACCGCGGACGCCGGTCTTGGCGCCGTAGCCTTTGACGATGAACTTCCGGCCGTCAACATTGACGAACTCCCAGCGGATATCCGTGAAGTTCGCCGTGGGCACGTAGCGTTGCAGGAAGGCACTGGCTTCCCACCGGTGTTCGAGATTCTTGCGCATATTCTTCACGCCGTTCTCGATCGAGTCCGAGACATAGAGAGCCAGGTTGATCGGACCAAAGTCCGGGATCTGTCCGTAGACTGCGATGTACAGGAACAGATACTCGCCCATCAGCGTGGTCTTGGCCAGGCCGCGCGAGCACATGTTGATGATCTTCTGATCGACGCCGTGGACATTGTCCAGCATGCGCAGATGGGTCACCGGCGAGACATGCTCCTCGCCTTCGGTGCCATTGACCATCTTGATGAAGTTGAGAAACTCGAGAGCGAAATTGGAGGGAACGTAAAAGGCATCGTCGCTGTAGTCAACCGAATTGAGCCAATCGATGACCGTTCTTTTGGGGTATAGGTTGGGCGCTTCTTTAAGGCGTGACATCAATCACCTTTTCTGTGCTGCTGGATCCGACGAGCCGACTCTCGGCGATCGACCGGGCGGACAACACGCCACCCTCGATCATCTCCCGCTGTTGCCGAACCAGAGCCATGGTCGACTCACGCAGGGCCTGGATTGTTTCGTCTTCACCGGTGGTGATGGCAAGCTCTACCTTTTTGACCTCGGGTGGCTTGAGCGTGGTGATCAAACAGGCAGCAGCATCGCACCGAACCTTCTCACTCTTCGCATTCATCATCAACTCAGCCTGGGTGTTGATAGCCTGTTGATAAAGCGGGGCGTTGAGGATGTGTGTTGGGATGATCGTCTGAGCTGTGATCAGAACGACCAACTTGCTAGCGTTGTACCGGGAGCAGACCGCGGCGATCTCGCTTCGGTTGTACCCGCGCTTGTGCATGTCGTTGTAGCGATCGGGGAACGTCTTGGACCAGGCCGTGATGTGGCTGTCGCCGAGGAGCTTGTGGCTCACGAACTTCACCGCGGACAGGTATGCCTCCATCTTGAACTTGCCTTCTTTCAAGACATTGGCAAAACCAACCACGTTCTCTCGGTAGACCTCGAGGATCTCCGGGTCCACAATCGCGTTGTTGATCTCATCCAAAAGCTCAGGGCACACCGTTTTGCGGAGATGTGCCGGCAGAGCTTCTTTCAGTTCATGAATTGTCAGCTGAGCATTAACTGCCATGCTCGTCTATCTCCTCTTCTGTGCGTTCGCACTGTGCCCATAACCATTCGGCTTCCGCGTGATCAGAGCACCGTATCATCTCCGGATTAATCACGTACGTGCCCTTTAAGTAGACGATTGTGCGTAATCCATCACGTGATGTCAACCTTCCTCGAATAGGCCGTACTAAGTCCACGTCACGCAACTCTTTAAGCTTGCGACTCAGCGTCTCTTTCTGGGTACGTGTCATGTTCGAGCCATCACAGCGAGTGACGTTGTCGACCAGCGATCGATTGTACTTCAACTCGCAGAAGACACTGAATGCGCCCTTGCTTACCTTCTCCAGTCGATCAAAGACATCTTCTACCATGTTTCTATCCTTGAATTTGACGTTGGTCAACGGCCCTATTGCAGAGAACGGAGTTCTAAGCGCTTTGCTCGTCTTCTTACGTACTACGACTTCCGTTGTCGCCCCATCAAACGTAATTGAATGTTGCTTCCCAAACTTCCCCATGCTATCGTTCCTCCACCAGTGATTGTCCCCCTACACTTGCTGGTGCCTCCTTACAGAGGGCCGGTCGCCAGCCGGCCCTCGCTTTATTGCCTCAGCACTTCTTCCCACTCTTCTTATCTTTGCCGGTATTCTGCCCTTTGCCTTTGCCCTTCATCTGCGTCACCCCTTTCATCGTAGCGTCGATCCCGCCAGCGGCCCGCATCCTCAACCTTCATGAGGTAGTGGTGCCCCTCGTAGATCATGATGTGCGCCCGAGCGATCCGGCCATTCTCTTCAATCACGTCCCGGATTTCAAGTTCACCCAGGAGGGTGACCTCACCGCGGAGTTCCTCCGGGCATGGCCGCATCATGCTGTACGGATCCCGCATTATGTCGCGAACCAATGAGCCCATTGATGATCACCCCACGACCCAGTTGAACATCCACACTGCGGATCCAACAACCAAACCGATAGCTGCACCACAGACGACCAGATACAGGACAATTCCGATCGCTCCGAACAGGAACCCGCCTACGCCCAGGCTAAATAGCCCGGTGACTTCCAACAGATCCCTGATCTTCATGACGGAAGTATCTCCTTCAAGCGCGCGATTGTATCGCCGGCCGTGTGCCCATCATAGGGGTACTTGGCTTTGCTAGTCACTGGAATATCAAAAAGATCCCAATGCTCTACCCTGTAATGGTTCGAAATCTGCCCGGACGGAAGGATCGCTACAACAATGAACCACCCGCCGCCGAAGCACTCTTCTCCGTCATGATGCCGTATAGATTTGTGAACGTCGTACAGATCTTGGTCATACCACGCATTAAACAATGCGGCATTATACAGCATCCGGAATTCGTAGAGCTCGTCGAAAGTGTGGTACCCATCGGACGTTTTCCCGTTCACCGGGGCCAGGGCCGCGACTTCTTCCTTTACGACTTGGCGAATTTCTTCGATCAGGTCTGGCATTAGACGATCATCCAGTCTTCTTCGAGGATGTCGCTCTGCGAAGCCAGCCACATCTGGTGCGTACCATCGGCGCAGCGCATCACCAGGTACGGCCGGACCTTGTGCAACTCGGGCCCGTCATAGCCGAACGCTTTCTGGGTGATTTCGTTGGCCACGATACCTTCCGGATACCCGGGCAGGTAGACCACGAACATGTTCTTCCCGTTCCAGCCGGCCCGGGCAATCCGGTGCCCTACCTTCGCCGCCTCGACTGCATGCCCGAACGTCATCCTATCAATCGGCCGATTGGCCTCCAGGAACTGCTGCTCCGGGCACCAGGACCGGTAACCATCCTTGTACACCACCAGATACCCAGGCGCATCCGGATCCTGATCGTTCGGCATAACCCAACCACGCAGCTCGTTATAGTCACCGAGGGTCATTGCCCTGGCGCTCACCAGTTTTACTCCGAGATACTTGCCCATTTCCGTCATGACCATTCTCCTTTTGGTTGTTGGTTTATGCAACTTTCTTCAGACCGGAGACCCGGGGCCAATACAATCGCGGCTTGGCCATACTCGTTAACCCGGGCTCAACCGCGATTAGGTAGCTCTCGTGATCGCGGGCCAGGCCAGCACCATCAATGGGCCCCGTGCTGTATTGCTCGAACACCTCCACCTCCGTCAACCCATCCACGTAGTTGGCCAACCCGACACGTCGGCCGGCAGGAACAATTCCCACCACCACGCCTTCCTTCTTCTTGTGCACTCCGGCAGCCTGGCTCATCCAAGCTACTCGATCACCTATCGATAGTTTTATCATGGCGATTATTCTCCTTGTCTCCGAGTAGAGAAACTAATGTCCGAAGCGTATCGGCGCATTCGCGCTTGGCTTCTCGTTGACCCTTGGCGATCAGAGCCTGGCGTTGTCCTTCTTCCGATCCATCCTCACACTCTGGCGGAATTGCGTCCTGATCCCACCGCCGGGCCAACTCCATTAAGACCGCGTCCTTCATGGCGTCAGTTCCCCCTCCTCCGGATCTTCTTCCACCACCACGACTGCATTCGTGATCGCTCCATGCGGGAAGATCACCTTCCCACCATTGTCCAGGTTGAACGTGATCGTCTTCAGATCCGGATCGGCCAGAAGCCGCTGGATCCCCGCCTCACCTTCCACCACCGACATCCCCGGGATTCTCGCCCCAAAAAACTGGGCCCCATTGTACAATACGACGTACCTCATGTCAGTTCCCCCCTCCGCCGACATTCCCAACCGTCGACTCATCAGTCCGGCCGCACTCCTGATCACACGGCGCCGATTGCAGGGTCACCAGAGCCTGAGCCAAATGCAGGATCGCCCGGGTGATCCCTACCTGGTCATCCACAGTCGGGGCGTTTACCGTCTGGTCCAACAACGAGACCATCACCGACTCCACTTTTTTCTGGATCTTCATCTCCGATCTCCTTCTCGCACCTCAGTAGTTCTTTTCGGTCGGAACGCACTCATTCGGGTATGGAGATTCCACGAACCGCACATTGTCGACCTGTCCAATCCGCCCATTCGCCATCGTTCCATCTACTTCCGGCTCCTCCTGCTTCGGGAAGTACTTCTTCCGCAGCTCCCGTTCCCCACCCTGCAGCAGCACCTTCAGATCTGCCAACATCTCATCGATACTGGCTTCCGGAAACACCAGCGTCTTGCACCCAACACTGACAATGAACCCATTATCCACCGGATTGATCTGCACACTGTGCCCACACTTTCTCATTTTCCGTCCTCCTGGATCTTGGCAATCTCTGCCAGGTTCTTCAGCGCGTAAGTCAGATTGACCACAATCTGCGAGCCAATCAAAGCGGCCTCCTGGTCGTCGGAGTAAATCTTCGACGCTTGTAACAAAATCAGGTTCTCGATCGCTTCTTTCATGTCCACTCTCCTTGTAGTATTTGCCTGTAAAACGTCCAGGTTCTTGTACCCTACTCTATGCGGGGTTTTGCTGCAATATTTATTTTGAAATGCAGGCAAAAACTACAAGACGACTTTTGTAACCATCGGATTCCTCGATTCTTTTTTCGAGCCGTACCCTTAAATAATAACCATCTCGAGGCTCAACGTCTGCTATTTCGACACCAAATGTTTGTTGCAAAAACCTCTAAAGCGACCCGATCTTCTTTAGAGAAAAGTGCAACAAACATCTCGACCTCAGTCCTCGGCGCTACGCGACTCTCCTCGCTGGCGCTCGTCGGTCGCTGCGCCTCGGGAGAACCAACACCACCAGGCGAAGCCAGCGGTCACAGGAGACGCTTTAAGATAGGTGCACGAGGGAAGGGTGGCCCTTAGTTTAGAAAAGCCCGTAGAACTAAAATACGGAAGCCTCGCATTTTCGAAAATTTTTCAATCTGGGTACGGGAGTCGTACTGTATAGCTCAAGTTCAAAAGCGAAAGGCATCCCCCCGGGGTCGACGCAGCTTTGACCTCGAACTTTCGGAGCCTTCGACGATTCACAAGCTATCACCACACACCCCACCCCAAGGCCCTGGAGTATCTGGGCAATCCTGCCCTATTACTCACCTTCCGGAGGTGTATCATGGCTCGCAAGTATTCCGAGCAGCCCAAGGCATCGATGATGCCGGGCGTAGTCTTCCATTCACTGGCGGCTTTGACCGCCGTCGCGCAGACTGCCGAGATCATCGCAGTCTCCTTGCGTGACGTAACTGAGCACGGTGCCAACGTGCTCGAACTCAACTTGGTCCGTATGCAAATGGACCTGGTTGCACAAATGGCCGAAGCAGGCCACTCCATTCCGGAGGAGTATCAGCATCTGATCAAGAGCTGATACTTACATAACACTCAGCCCTCTTCGGAGGGCTGTTTGTTTTCTACCTTACAGTAGAACCACACACTAAGCTTACAAACAACACCACACACCTCAATCACACTGCCCAAGATAGTATCCTCTAAAGGAAGATAGTATCTCGAAAGCAGGGTAAAACCACAGGCCTTACAGTATCTGGAGCCTTCGGGCTACTACTTGTTTCAAAGGAGGCCGTCATGGCCAACGCTTTCGAAGTCCAGACCCGTCTTCAGGGTTTCACCCGTGACGGCAAGTCCTGCCAGTATGGCAAGGACGTGTCCCTGTTCAGGGATAACGCCGGTAACTTCACTGTCGTGCCCGAAGCCAAGGGCTACGACCTCATCGTGCACGTGCGCACCCGCAAGGGTGACTACATCCTGCACAAGCATCCCAGCCAGAACTACTGGCATGGTGACTGCGCCGGTACCAAAGTCCGCGTTGTCCTCAATGCGGTCACCGGCACCATCACCTACTGGAAGAAAGGTGCCAAATAGCCCACTTCGGTGGGCTTCACCTTTTCCTAAACCCCAAGTCCTTGTAGTATCTGGAACACTCTCGTTCCCAACTGATAGCCAGGAGGCTGTTATGTCCTACTCGTCGTTCGAAGAGCTCGCAGCCGCCCAAGGCTGGAGCGTCGAAGAGCAGCACGCGGAATTGTCCGCAAGCTATAGTGATTTCCACAAGGAAATCTATGGCTGCCGTCCTCGCCGTACCGACGAAATGTCGGTGGCCGACCTCGTCGCTGCCCTCGAGCAGCTGTCCCGTGACGCGGAGTCTGATTGGTATCAGGCGGAGCGTGAAGCGGAACGCGCGTGGCTCGACGAGTGTCACGCCCTGGAAACTCAGGGCTGCACGCCGGCGGACGTTCAGGCCATGTTGGCCAACGGTGCTCCTGACCAGGAGACCGCAACCCGGTGGGCCCAACAGGCCCACCATTAACCAAGAAAGGAGCTGTCCCATGACAGCCATTCAACTGTGGATAGTCCTTATGGGCTCATCCGCTGCATTCGCGGGGCTGTGGACGCTCTACGCCCTCATCACCCTGCTGCCGGCCGATCTGTTCATGCACATCGGCCTCGGCGCCTTGCTGGTGTATGCGATCCGCATTGCACCACGCAGATAATCAAAGGGCTGGCCGAAAGGCTGGCCCTTAAAACTTTGACCCCAAGGCCCTGTCGTATCTGGCAATTATGCCGACAACGACAGGAGGTTCTACCATGGCCGACAAGGACAAAAACCTGCACGTGATCATCGACGGTGAAGAGATCATTCTCTTGACCGATCGGATCTACCAAGATCACCAGCACTGGATCGTCAGTGCTGATGACGAGCGCGGCACTGATCTCATGCCGCCGTCCATTTTCAAGCTGATCCATTCGGATCGGCTCTAACCGAGGAGGCACAGCCATGGGCCAATGCCCGTACTTCAGCCAATCGCCCGATATGAGTGACCGCTACTGCGTCTACCATTTCGACCAGTCCTGCCAACATCCTGACCTCAGCTTCGAAGAAATGGACCAGCATGAGAATGCCGGCCACTGCTTCGATCTGAAAGATCCGCAACCCTAACCTGCGAGCCCTCGAAAGAGGGCTTTGCCTTTAACAAGGAGATAGGCTATGAACTACCAGCGCCCACATAGGGTGAAAACATTCACCCTAGCGCAGTTGAATGCTACGATCGCTATCGCACGACAGAAGTACGAAACACGTTCGATCAAATGGATTGCCAATACATTGGAGATCCGAAGCGTCAATACCTTTAAGGCACGCTTGCGCGATATGAACCTGACAGTTGATGACATCCAAGACAAACTAATGACAAGGAGACGGTCATGAAACAAAGCGATTGCCCTAAATTCGTAACTGCTTGGGCTGGACTAATTCCATGCCTGTGGCAAAAAAACAATGGCCATTGTGATTGGTGGAATAAATCCGGCTGCCCAGGTTCTGTACCGCGCAAGACTAAGACCATGAAATGTCCATACCTGCGATAGCTAATGGTACCTGGCCGTGGCGTGCCACCCGCAGAGCGGGTGTCACCCGCGGTCGGAGACCGCTGTCGCCACGTCTGAGCTTCAAACCCCAATCACACAATCCCAATCCAAGGCCCTATCGTAGCTGGCAATTACGCCGGCAACTGAAAGGAGATAGTCGATGATTTACACGTGCATGTGTGAGGACAGCGCTTATAAAGAGAGCTGTTCACAGGAATGTGACTGCTGTAGCTTTGGAAAAGTTACAACCCTGGTCATAAACAAAAGGCAGTCGACTGGGCGTGCCAGCGAAGTGTACATTGGCCGTCCCAGCATCTTTGGCAATCCGGTCGTTAAAGGCCAGACTTGCAAGATCTGCGGCCAGTTCCACGCCACTGCCGGCTCCACGCTACCGTGTTACGTAGCGTACTTCGAGAGCCGCATCACGAAAGACATGGAGTTCCGCCGCGCTGTGCTGGCACTGCACGGCAAAACCTTGGTGTGCTGGTGTAAACCGGCTCCGTGCCATGGGGACATCATGGCAGAATGGATTGACGCACAGTATGGAGAACCGTGATAACGGTTTGATCAGGGAATTCCAGGGGATCTACCGCTGGCTGAGTAACTTTCAGCCAGCAGTAGTCACCTATGACGGAGTCCAGTACCCAAGCGTTGAACACGCGTATCAAGCCAGTAAAACTTGGCCTGAGCATCGCAAACAGTTCGAGTTCGGATCTCCGGTCGACGCGAAGAGGCTGGGCAAGATAGTGCCCATGCGACCAGAGTTTATGAACGAGCGTCTGGCCATCATGCGTGAGTTATGTAGACAGAAGTTCGCCATTCCGTGGCTCCGCAATAAACTGCTGCAGACAGAGGACTGGCTCCTGGTCGAAGGCAATGCTTGGAACGACACGTTCTGGGGCCAATGCCGCGGCGTTGGCGAGAACAACCTCGGCCGGATACTCATGGCTATCCGCCACGAGATCCGCAACCAATAACCCAGCGGGGCGAAAGCCCCGCTTCACCTTAAACCAGGAGGCCAAACCATGGATCTGACGACCCTCAACCTCTGCTACGCTGCTTGGCTCTTCGGCACGGACATCGAGATTCTCCTCAATGTCCTGCAGTCACGCAGGGCCCAAATGTCTAAGGTCGAAATCTTGGAGCTGTGGCTCCAGTTCGACCAGGGCGTGGCCCCTTCTACTTGATCCACAGAGCCAGGTGCAGTACCATGCCCTGGCTCGATTCATCAAACCCCAAACAAGGAGACCCTCATGGCAGACTGGCCCTGGCCGTTTAACAAGAAGGAAGAACCTAAAAAGCCGGCAACCCCACCCAAGGGGAAAGACGGTAAACCGATTCCACCAGCACCTACTGATCCGCGCAATAACGTGCAGAAAAATCGTGACGCTCTGAAAGACGCACTGAAAGGCCTGTAAAACCTCAGGCACACAGGCTAAACCTAATTCCCTGTAGTATCTGAATCGCCGGATGGGGCCTCATAGTGCCTCTCAAATACCAGTCGGCGGTGCCCTGCGGAGCCTCTTCGGAGGCTCTGCCCTTTTCAAAACCCCAACCCCAGTCTTGTAAACCCCAATCACACATCTAAACCCAAGGCCTTGCCGTATCTGGAATCCCATTTCAGGAGGCCATCATGCGATCATGATGATCTGTCCGGCCTTGGCAGTTCGGTCGAAAGCAGTCCTGCCATAGCGAAAGGTCGCCTGCCCGGGCGATCCTCTTCGCGTTTAAAACCCCACCCACACAGCGTAAACCAACGGCCTTGAAGTATCTGGCAATCGGCACTCGTCGATTGACTATCGATCACGTCAAGGAGATCACCATGAAACCCAACACTCCCACGCGCGCCCTCGGCGCCAAACCGCTCGGCGCCAAGCCGGCCGCCGAAAAGGCTCGTCCGATCGCCTACTGCAACTGGGTGCTCGCTGGTGCCGATGGCAAGCCCCTGCTGAAGGCAGACGGAACGCCGGTGCTGAAGAGCATCCGCGGCTTCTCCATCTTCGATAACGAGCACTGCTCGCTCGAAGAAAAGGCGCTCCATCGCCTTGCCGTCGCCCACGGAGGCGAAGCCGAAATTCTCGTCGTCATGCGCGTCATCGTCGCTAAAGAAAGGCCGAGCGAAATCGACATCACCGATATCCCGGTGATGGCGAAGGCCGTCTAACCCTCTAACCGAACGGGGAGCCCTTTGGGCTCTCCGTTCTACTTTCGAACCTCAATCACACGCCGACTTACCTCAATCCTGAATGCCGATAGATAGTCAACCCTACGCAAGGAGATAGTCATGCGATTCAAGAAGCGCGTGCAGAAGCTCATTGATACCGGTAAATGGGAGCATGCACTGCACAACCCATCAAGCTACACGCTCAGCCAAGGCGAGCGTCGACAATTGAAGCGCTACGCTGAAATCTTCAATAAACTCTTCGTCAACTTTTAAGGAGACTCAGATGAAACAAGTCAAGTGGCTCATGGAATACTTCGACGACAACGCTATAGTTCAGGAAGTCCTGGACACCGCCGAAACACTCGTAGAGTGGGCCGGCCAGTTCTTCGCCTATGAGTCAAAGAATGAGCGGATCCGTGAATGGAATCCGGAGTTCTCCGACTTCTACACGCTGGCTTGTCACATCTACGCCTGCGTTGCTTTGCATCCGCAAGGCATCACTTACCAGGCACTCATTGGCTACATTAGCGGTACGATCCGCTGTGCCAATCCACTCGACCGTGCTAAATGCGCGGCCGAAGTTATTGCCGTCGCTTATATGTGCGAGCTGATCTTGATCACCAAGACCAGCGACAAAACGATGATGATCACGACCGAGCACCAGCTGCCGGTTGAGATCCCCGAGTTCCCCGAGCATATCCCGAGTGCCTATCGCCCAGCTCCACTGGATCGGAATTCCATCCTTGGATGCCGATTCAAACAGCACAGCGAAGACACCAGCTCCGATCATCTGGATCGAATGAACGGCATTGCCTTCAGTCTCGAGACCAGAGTCATCGATAGTCTCGGTGAGCACCCATCCACTGTTCCAGAAACTCCGGAACAATGGTTAGCATGGGATCAATTTCATGATGAGTCCATGCGTACTTACCAACTGATCCGGAACCAAATGAACAATCGGTTCTATCTCGAGCACAGCTTTGACACTCGTGGACGCTGCTACTGCAGCGGCTACTACGTGACGTACCAGGGCTCAAGCTTCAAGAAGGCGATCATCCAACTCGCAGACAAGGAGATCGTTCGCAAATGAAAACCGACCTGATCCCCAAGACCTTCGACTTGCTCGAAGACCTGGCAAAAAATGGCGTCATTGAGGTGTATATTGGTAGCCCACCACCTCACCTTATGCACCCAACATTGCCCGGCATATTTGCGCTTATTCCAGTTAAAAAAGCACATAGTTACCCAAGTGACCTATTGTGGGATGTTGTACGTAACCACGGTGGGATGTCATGCGGTAATGGTATGGGATTCATCCCTAGTGGCAAATACTACTGGTGCCAAGCACAATGTAAAGAAGTCTTCTTCCACGGCCATTACATTTGGACTGGCCAAGAGACCAATGAGCACCGCAAATGGAACTCTCCTGAAATTCTGGCGGCCATTCTCGACATCGACAAGGAGACAATTGACTCATGAATACCTATTCGCCGATCGACTATATCAAAATCGACATAGCCAACCAGTTTGGTTATGACAAGAAGTCCTTCAAACAGCGGATCCAATGGGTCGATTCGGTCAAAGACCTTCGATCCAAAGTTGATCAGGCTGAAAAGCCTGCTCAATACCTGGCCGCGGTACTCGCTCTCGAGGACGCTATGGCCGGCGTGCCCTCCGGGCATTTGGTTGGGCTGGACGCTTGCTCGTCCGGAATCGCTATTCTCGGCATCCTCGCTGGTTGCCCGGTCACCAGCCAAAATACCGGCGTCATTGGATCCAAACGAATGGATATGTACTCCGAGTGCAACCGCACCATGAACGACATTCTCGGCGCCGAAATGACCATTCCACGCAGCGACACCAAGCAAGCGCAGATGACGCACTTCTATGGATCGAAGGCTACGCCTCGAGCCATCTTCGGCGACGAAAGTGACGAGCTCATGGCCTTCTACCAGGCCCAGGAAATCGTTGCTCCAGGCGCCTGCTACATCATGCGCGAGTTGCTCGACAGTTGGCAGCCCTATGCCCTCGAGCATGCTCACACGCTCCCGGACGGGTACAATTCAATCGTCCCTGTCCTGCAGAAAATGAAGGCGAAAATCGAGATCGACGAGCTCGATCACGCCACCCTCACGTACATCTACGAGGACAACATCGGTACGGAAAAGGGTCTGGCAGTTGCTGCCAATATGACCCACGCTGTCGATGGTTTCCTCGTCCGTGAGACTGTCCGTCGATGCTTCTATGACAAGGAGAAACTGACCATGGTCAAGGCACTCCTGCACAAGAATTTCAACACGCCGTCATCCACCACCGAAACGCCGGTCATCGAACAAATGGCGCATAACCATGGCTTCCTCAGCCTGCGTGGTGCCGAGTTCATCACCGAAGAGAATGTCCTGACGTTCTCGATCGGTTACCGGCGTGAGCTCTTCGCACTGATCAAGGAAGTCATGACGTACCGGCCATTCCCGGTGATCACAGTGCACGACGAATTCAAGTGTCATGCGAATCACGTCAACCAAATGCGTAATGTCTACATGACCATCTTGGCTGAGCTCGCTGATTCGAACGTTGGCCAACAAATCATCCGTGAAGTTCGCGGGGACAATACCTACGTCCTCGACAAATTCACGACCAACCTCGGCAACGCCATCATGAAGTCTGAGTATTTCCTTAGCTGATTATCGAGCTCACCCGAAAGGGTGGGCTCACCTTTTTTCTATGGCGGCCTCCGGCCGCTGTGACGATTTATATATCACCACATGAAAGGAAGCTGTCATGGCACTTAATTATGTTTCAAAAGCAATCGATTCACTCAACTTTTATATAAACGCACCGCATATTCATCCTATGGACAAAAATGTAACTGAAGAGCTCGTTAAACTTTTGGATCAATCTATTAAATTTGATTTGCCGATCAATGCAGATTTGATCGGAAAAGATCAAATGAAAAAGATAATTTCACTAGATATTTTACATTTACCGTTCCCAGTCGTCTCTATTCAATATCCGGCTGTACCGGATCCCACTACTCCGCAACCTGCGCATCTTATGCCCAGTCCAAAGCGCATTGCCCTTGGCTTTGAGTTTAATACTCTTAATCCAAAGGGGATTATGTATAGCCTATTAACACAAGCGCTTCCTGATTTAATTGATTCTCCATCCATTTGTCTAGTAGCGGTTACTTCTCAAACTCTTGAGCCTACTCTTCCTGAATTTTGCTTACAAATGTTTATGGTAGTGACCCCACTTGATCAAAGCATAATTAAGCCACATCATGGCGGTGCTATTGAATGGGCCCCAGGCATTTCTAGTTTTCTAGTACCTTTACTCCCATTTTGCGTCAGTAATTATATGGAAAAAGTTGGACCACATGCAGCTTTCAATACTGGTTGGACAGACATTGTAGAAGAGTTTGCTGCAATGATAGAGCTTTTATGTACTTTAGCTTGTCACAATGTCAGTCTTACTAAAGAGCCTGCAAATCCAAAAATGAATAAAAAGAGAGTCAAAAACAATAAAACCAGACTGTACGATACAAATTTGATTACAATTAAGCTCTCTCAACATACTCGCCAAACGTCACAAGAGCTTGCCGAACATAAAAGAGCAAGCCCGTGCTCACATCTCCGTAGAGGGCATATTCGCCACTACACATCTGGAAAAATGACATGGATTCCGATGACAGTTATCGGCGCAAATCCAATCAAAAATAAGGACTATTTGATTCTCAAATAAATGACAGCAGCCTCCGGCTGCTTGAGTGATTTTTCTGCAAAAAATTACCCCCAAAACATGACACTCAAAAAGTCAATTTTTGAAAAAAGTGCATGCATCTAACATGACACTCAAGGAGCCGCACATGGACATTACCATGACGATAGTCACTGCCAGAACAACGGACGAAATCAAGACCCTCTACCCGGACGAAGCTGACGCCCTTGACAGCACGTGCAGCATGCGCTGCTTCGGCTGCAATGAGCGCATGTGGCTCCGTGGCTCCTGGTGGGATCACTACACCAAAATTATCGAATGCCCGAAGTGCAAACGACTGCACCTGGCATCTTCTGTTCGCCGTACTGACCTCGAAAAGGAGACCTGATTATGCAACTCATACCCACAGAAATCCCCAAGTTCGAGTACTCGGAGTAAGGCCATGAAACCTAAGTACTCTCCTGGACCGTGGTCTGTTTACGATTATCCCGACTGGAATGGGCCAAAAACCAAAGCTCAGATCCGTGACCAAAATGGGGCGATTATCTTAATAACCGCATCTACTGGTGGCGAGTATTACGATGCCCCAAAGGATGCCCTCATAATTCAAGCCAATGCCGTCTTGGCGGCCGCAGCTCCAACCATGTTGTCTGTCTTACAAACCATCGTCGCTAGCTGTACTGCCACAAACAACGGAGCCTGCGACTGCCAAGAACGCAGTTGGTATAGGCTGGATCACGACAGTACTTGCCCTATTGCAATTGCAAAGCACGCCATTGCAATTGCAACGAAAGAATAGCCATGGCTGATTATTACACCCAAGTAAGCTTTATGCTGAATTTCAAGACCAAAGACGATGCCCTGGCTGCTCTCAATCGTCTCGAGATCATGGAGAGCGAAAGTGAAGAGGGCGAGTTCTACACCGGCTGCCTCATGGCCCTCGAAGACAACAGTCTTTGGATCCGTTCTGATGAAAACGCCAATCTGGAGTGCCTGGTTGACTGGATTCAGATAGTCATGCAGCGCATGAACTGGACCGAGCCTGTTTGCTTCACCTGGGCCAATACCTGTTCCAAAATGCGCCTCGGTTCATTCGACGGCGGAGCTGTCGTCATTACCCAGACCGATCAGTACTGGATGAACAGCGATCGCTGGGCCCGTAACAAAATCAAGGAAATCCAACTGTCCCGTTGGGCTCACATCAAAAAAACTCTTCGTCAACTATTCCGGAGGAACCACCATGAATGCAGCTGAACTCCAAGACCACATCATTTCCACGCTCAGCGCCAACCTGGTGCCCATGATCGTGGGATCCCCGGGCGTCGGCAAGTCCGACATCATCCGGCAGATCGCCAAGAAGTTCCGGCTGTTCGTCATCGACCTGAGACTCTCTCAGTGCGATCCAACGGACATGCTGGGCTTCCCCACCCACAATGGCGTGCGAATGGCCTACGCACCTCCTCAGCACTTCCCGCTGCAGGGCATGGACGAACCGCCGGCCGGCTTCGACGGCTGGCTACTGTTCCTCGACGAATTCTCTTCAGCGCCTCTCGCCGTCCAGGCTGCGGCCTACAAGGTCGTCCTGGATAAGCAAGTCGGGATCTACCCACTCCATAAAAAAGTTGCGATAGTCTGCGCCGGGAACAAAGCCACTGACAATGCGATCGTCAGCCGGCTGAGCACGGCCATGCAATCGCGCCTGGTTCACTTACCCCTCGAGCCGGACATCAAGTCCTGGGTCAGCTGGGCAACCGGTAACGGCATCGACCACCGAATTGTCAGCTACCTGGAAGGTCGCCCTGAGCATCTTCACCAGTTCAAGCCCGATCATGACGATATGACCTTTGCTTGTCCGCGAACCTGGGAATTCGCTTCCCGTCTGATCCTCAACAAACCGGTCATCCCGCAGATGCTCAATCTGCTGATCGGGACTCTGTCCGCCGGCATCGCGCATGAGTTCAATGCCTATCTGACCTTCTGCGCAGATCTGCCGAGCATCGCTGACATCAAGCGCAACCCGGCCGGAATTGAAATCCCGCATGAGCCGGCACTGCTCTACGCAACCAGCCACATGGTTGCTGCTCACATCGACGAGCACGACGCTCCGGCCCTCATGACCTACATCGACCGACTCCCACTGGAGTTCGGGACGACTGCTGCCCGGGCTGCACTCAAGCGCAACAAAGAACTGCTGAAACTGCCGGCCATGCGTGCCTGGGCCGACAAAGTCGCCGCGGAAATCTTCTAGATTCCCGGCGAAGGATGCGAAGAAAAAAGAAGACTCCTGGGAGCCCCTGGCGACCAGGATCTTCTTTTTTATGAGCACTCCTGAGCAAGGGAATCGATAAACAACAATCCAACCAAGGAGGCAATCGTGAAACTGAACCGCACCGAAATTGGCGTCATTGCTCGTCGACTCGCCGAAGAGCTCACCGAAATCAACCGTATCAAAATCGCCGAAGCTGAAAAACTGGCCGACATCAAGAATCTCAAGACGGCCCAGGTTCTGTTCAAGAAATTCCAAACCATGCCAGATCTGATGAAGCGAGTGCTTGCCCATCATGGGCGAGTCTCGGTCAATAACCTGGATGTCAAAGATATCCAGATCGCGCTGCGCCCGCACTTCGAAAGTGCTTATGTGCGCTCGAGAGAAATCGAGGATCAGCTGGTTATCGACCAGATCGCCTGTCCGGATGTCAACGACTTGATCGCTCAAGTCAAGGCCCGCTTCCTGGCCAAACCGATTCTCATCGAAGAAGACTGATAGCCGTGCCGGTTCATCACCGGCTAGTCGGGACGCCACCCGATGAATCGAAGCGGAACAGATGGCCCGTAAAAAACAGGGTAGGCTCAACCTCAGAGCCGGGTCCGTGGAACTCGTTATGGGGATGCCAATGGAGGTCGTGAGTCTCATTGAGCGGGCCAGTGAAGTTGCTCCCCATCCACTGTTAACCAACACAAAATGAAACGAGTTACTTATGAAATGCTGCAATCAAGAAATGAAAGACTGGAGTTTCTTCAGTACTTCCTTTGTATCCAAACGTGGGCAATCTCCTGAAGAGCGGGTACCGCACTTCTATTGCCCACGCTGTAATGGTCACTACTTCCGTGACAAATGGTACACCGCTGAAGACTGGTTCTTCTACATCAACGAGGTGACCTATGAGGAACATCAACGCCGGGAAGCAGACGCTCGCCTGGCTGAAGCTACAGACTTGCTCCAATCAGATCACGCCCACGAGCTTATCAACCACAGCAACCCGGAGAACGACGATGGTCGTTGACCCAGACAAGAAGGTTTACGTTCCCGTAAACTGGTGTGACACCCCCAAAATGCACCTCAAACATGACTGCTCCTGCCTTACCAAAAAAGGCATTGCTATTGAAAAAGTCTACCTCACTCAAGAAGAAGCTCGGCTGCAGTTTAAAGCAGTCGAATTCTGCAAGAAGTGCTGCAAAAAGAAATCCCGCATGGGAGGAAAGCGATGAGTCAACCTGACGATCTGGACCCCCAAACATTACTGGACGTTCGAGCCTCAATTCTCCTGGCTGCCGCCATCGGCATCATGGAGCACCTGACGGGCTTTGAACCAGCCAAGCATACCAGACGCTACCGCATGCTCACCAAGGCCGCTGAGGCCATGTCTGAGCTCTTCGTGATGTACCCATCCGCAATGGAATACGACCTGGTTAGCCTGGGTCTCGAGTTCTTCGACAAAGAGCACGACGCGCGCCTGAGCCAGCTGATGGAGCGCGGAATTCAGGTGCTTCCTCCGGAAGCTCCTGGTGAATTGAAAAAGCTCGTCTTCAGCGAACGCTGGAAACGCGGCGATGTGCTGTACCTCAACGGCACAACGATCGTCATCCACAGCGTCCACCCAGGCGAATACCATTACATCAGCGGGCCCGCCCTGCTCTACTCCTCAACCAACTACCCCAGCAATCCATTCCTGCACAAATGGAAACGAATTGCGCAACTGGGAGAACACTGCACCGACCAAGATCTGCGCATCTACGTGCACACTCAAATCCGATAAGGAGCCATTATGCAAAAATTCTGGATGATCACCTCGATCGCCGGCTGGATCATCATCGTGATCCTGGCCGGCGTACTCGGCTGGCTCATTTCAACCAAGCAAGCTCTGGCCACTGAAGTCGATAAACTCCGTTCCGACAAAGTTTTCATGGTCATCGCCCTGATGGAAAAGGATATCAAACTGCATAATTGCAAACAAAAGATCGGAGATTTCGGACCATGACCAAGAAAAAGCTCTCAGCCCACCGGCTGAAAAAACGTGAGCGCATGCGTCAAGAGCTGCGCGACAAGTGCTTATCCATGGTTGAACAAATCAAATTCGCCAATGCGTCGACTCAACAAGTCGAGCAATGGGCTGATTCCCAAGGCCGAATTCATCTCCGCCGCGGCTACAATCTCACCGGCACTCTCGAGGACAAAATCATCGATGCCAGCCCACTCTGCAAGTGGACAGCGTTCGTCAACAACACGCATACCCTGGCCCACCTTGTACCCCTCAATGGTGGGTACCATATCCGCATTCCGCTGTACAAATCGCTGAAAAACCTACCCGATCGCACGCTCATGCATGTTATAATGCAGCGAGTTTGGGGCTAAAGGAAGCAACAGCCATGTTAAGCGGTAGGGTTAGACCAAATAGTGAAGCTGCTCCTTGGGTCATTGAGGAAATCAAACAACTGGAAGCAGAACTCTACAAGGTTGTTGCCGAAAAGGAAGCAGCCGAGGCAGAGGTGATCGAGTGGAAGCGGATTGCGGCAGCACAAGCCCAACTTCGTGCCGATGATATGGCAGCCGCCGAAGCCAAGATCTCGGACGCCATAAAAGTTTTGGTTATTAAGAAGGACGCCATTGAAGCCCTCCGTGCCAAGGTCGCGGAACTGGAAACAGAGTTACGAACGTGCGGCCCAAATAGTGAATGGGCGATTGGGTTACAGCAGAAACTTGCTGAAAAAGATGTCAAGGTCGCGAAACTAAAAGACGCACTTGGACGAGCAAACAAACGTGCTCAGTACCACAAAGACAACGCTAATGCCATTTACGAAGATGAACAAAAACTCCGTGCGGAACTTGTTATAGTCAAGGCTGAACGCGATGTATACAACTCCTGTAAAGCCGAGCAGGATAATGGCGATGGTCCGTGCGGGGTTTGCCGAGACTGCTTAAAAGCCAAGGTCGCGGCGATGGAGAAGAGTTTGACTGAAATACATTTATGTAGCCAAAACAGTATGAGCAGCAAGGATGAATGTGGGAGGATTGCTGCTAATTGTTTGCGCGAATACCGCGAAGGGAGGACGGGATGAGCGAACACTACAGGACATATCAAGATGGCGAGCCTTGTAGACATAATGGTTGCAAGTTCCACCTCAAGCACCCGTGCGAACTATGCGGCAGAATCGGAGCAAGGGGGGTTGCTGACGTTATGATCTGGCAATTAGAAGAAGATGACCGACGCGAAGGGAGGAAGCCATGAATCGTAATGTCTGTGAGTGTGGTAAGCCTCTTGAAGACTGCTTCATGTGCGATGAATGCTTCAAAAAAGAGGAAGAACGCCGCAGGGCACTCCCCCCAATGAAGCGGCCTAGACCTGTGTTTATGGATAGGAGGAAGCCATGAGTGAAAGTGTCACCGATGCACGGCACTGAATCTACTCCGAGAGAAAAATATTGGCTAGCCGTTTGACTCCAGAAAGGATCAACGCTATCAGGCGCGGCAAGCCAAGGGAGATTGGGCGGTCGGAATAACCGGGCCGGTTCATTCGTAAAAGGCCGCCCAACTCCCACTTTTTGGATAACCCTTGCTCCGTCAAAGCATAGGGCCCAGCCATGAACCAAAATGCGCTTCTAACCCGGGGGCGCACAATGGGATGCAAAAGGGATCACAACGACTAGACAGCCGTTTGATAGCATTCATGGCAGGAGCAAGGGCTTTAATTTTCACCGGTCACAGAAAAACATCTTCGCGTGACCGTTTTTTTCTACCAATATCGGCGATACTACCGGGCGCCGGACTGCGCAAGCTTCGTCCGGGCCCGTCCGTATCGCCTCACTGCTTTCAGGAGCCAGTCATGTCTGACGTTGCCGAAGTCGTACCCATCGATCCTGAGCTGTTGCAGCTCGCCGCCGACGCGCTCAAGCGTGGCAAGATCACCCTCATGATGCAAAAGAACACGGTCTTCTACACGACCATTCTCTTTTCACTGAAGCAAAACTTCGACAACACTCTGCCTACGGCAGCCACTGACGGCCGGCACCTGATCATCAATCCCAAGTTCTTCATGGACCTCAAACCCAATGAGCGTATTGGTTTGTTGGCTCACGAAATCCTTCATGTAGCCCTGGATCACATGCATCGTCTGGGCGATCGCAATCCACTGATTTGGAACATGGCCGCAGACTACGTCATCAATGGCCAGCTCCTCAAAGCCAGCTACACGCTGCCCAAGGGCTGCCTGCATGAACCCAAGTATGACAACATGACCACTGAGCAAGTCTATGATGCCCTGTTCAAAAAGACCGAACAGGAAATCAAGAACCTCATGGCCAAAGGTACGCCTGGCCTCAATGGCGGCGACATCCAATTCCCCGAATTTGCCGAGCCTGGCCAAGCCGTCCCGCAAGATGAAGTCACCACCATCATTCTGCGCGCGGCAACTCAAGCCAAGGCCGCACATCAACCGCCCGGCAGCATCCCGGGAGAAGTCGAGATCGAACTCGAGCGAGTCATCAACCCGCCGCTGCCCTGGCACGTCATCCTGCAAAACTACATGATGGAGTTCGCCAAAGAAGACTACTCGTTCCGCCGGCCCAATCGGCGCTTCCTGCCCAACTACTACTTGCCTACGACGCTGTCCGAAGCTGTCGTTGATCTCATGGTTGCCGTCGACACGTCCGGCTCAGTTTCTGATCATGAAGCCAAAGTCTTCGTTTCCAAAATCGAAGAGCTGCAGCTGACCATGAAACCCAAAAAGATCACCGTCATTCACTTCGACACCAGCATCAAAAAGGTCCAAGAACTCAAAGAAGGATCCAATCCTTTCAAAGATCTCAAGTTTACCGGCCGTGGCGGCACTGCCATCACGCCAGTTCACAACTGGATTGCCGAGAACAAACCCACCGTTGCCATCATCTTCACTGATGGCGACTTCACCAAGTATGACCCGGTCGACAAGACTATCCCGCTGGTCTGGTTGATCCACAACAACCGCGGCTGGACTTATCCTACTGGTCAGATCATTCACTACGACATCGATCATCGATAGGGGGACGTATGTCTGACGGCGTCGAAATCACTACCGCTATTGCGCCTGAAATGCTTGAGATCAAAGAGCGCAAAAAGCGCGCTAAGGAAATAGTCGAAACACCGGCCATTAACTACATGGTTATCAGCTTCGGCTACTCCTGCAACTTCTGCTTACCCTATGCTGAGGGCGCCAAATTTATTGCGGCTCTCCAGCATGCGGAAAAAGTCGATACCTACTACGCCAGCAATGGACTGAAATTTCAGACCGGCGCTGTCGAATTTGAAACCAAGATCATTACCCAGGCCGAATATCGTGAAAAGAAAATGGCCTTCCTTTTAGGAGTCGACTGATGAGCACCCAATCCCAGGTCGTACTGACCGCTGACCAGCAGAAGGCCAACAATGCGTTCCTGGATTTCCTCGTCAGTGACGAGCACTTCTTTGTGATCCAGGGCGCTGCCGGTACCGGCAAGAGCTTTCTGATCAAGCATCTGCTGGAAACCTTTTACTCCAAATACCAAGCCTATTGCCTGCTGCTGCAGAAGGATCTAAAGACCTTCGACATCCAGATCACTGCGACGACCAACAAGGCCGTCACGGTCATCGATGAATTCCTTCGCGGCTGCACCACGCCACAGGGATCCAGAATCAAGACTAGCACGATCTATTCGCTGCTTGGATTGAAAGTCCAGAATGACCGGGATACCGGGAAGACTGTACTTTCCTTCGGTAACAACTCTCCGGTTTATCAGCTCAGCCCAGGCATGACTCCGCTGGTCTTCGTGGACGAAGCCTCGTTCATCAACGAAGAACTGCACGAGATCATCGAAACCATCCTGAAAAATCAAGCCGACGCCAAGATCGTCTACATCGGTGATCAGTATCAGCTGGCACCAGTCGGCCAAACGTTTTCGGCCATGGATTTCCTGCAGTGCCAAAAGGCTGTGCTAGACGAAGTCGTGCGCAACTCTGGGCACATCCTGGCGACCGGCACCAACTACCGCAAAGCGGTCGAAACCGGTAAATTCCAGCCGATCCACTATAACGGCATCGATGTCATCCACGTCGACGGGCCGACCTTCCGGACCATGGTTGACCAGTCCTATTCCGATCCGGATTGGACTCCCAATACCAGCAAGATTTTGGCCTGGACCAATCAACGTGTCCAGGAATACAACCAGCACATCCGCAGCGTATTGAAACTCCCGCCGCTCTTCGTCGCCGGTGAGGTTGCAGTCACCAATGAATTCATTCATGGCTCAACCACCTTCATGCGCCCGGTCGATTCCGAAGTCCGAGTCACCATGATCAACCCGGTGCCCATCGATCAGTATGGCGTCAAGGGTTACATGGTCGAACTCGATCGTGACTACGTGGGCTTCATGCCCATCAACCTGGGCGACACCAAAAAACTGCTCAAAAAGCTCGCCGAGAAGAAGGACTGGAAACTGTACTTCGAAATCAAGGAAACCTGGCTCGATCTTCGAGCGGTTTACTCGAGCTCCATTCACAAAGCCCAAGGCAGCACCTATGAAACCGTTTTCCTGGATCTCTCCGACATCGGCCGAAATTGGAATGCCAACGACGTGGCCCGACTCATGTACGTCGGCATCACCCGGGCATCCAAACGAGTCGTTTGCTACGGCTACTTGCCTGATCGGTACTGCTAATGGAAAAGATCAAGCACATCCCCAAATGGAAGATCTCCAGACCATGTACTGTCTGGGATCTCATCATCGTTCATGAAGGCACTCAATGCGCCAATTGCGGCGCTATGATCAGGAGGTAGTCGTGGACCACTTCACTCGCGGGGCTCAAGCAGACGCTCACAGGCTACTGCTGAAAGAAACGTTCGCCCACATCGAGCAGCAACAAATCGAGGCTTACCGCGATTTGGCTCGTGAGAGCGCTCGACTCAACAACACCCAGGCGTTGTTCTTCATGTACAACGGCATGGTCTTCCCGGAAGTTTCTCCGAATGGGACTCCGATCCGCGGCGTACATGCGAAAGCTCCGCCGCTGCACTACTCACTCATCGAGCAATTCGACACCATCAATGGCATGCGCAGCAATGACATGGTCTACCGAATTTCCAACTTCTTTTCCGAAGTTTTGGAAGCGTCTTGCAACAACATCGTTCTCGAGGCGTTGTTACCACCGGTTCTTGTTGGGCACCTATCGTCCAAATTGACAGCAGTAGCATTCACGGCCCTCAATCGTGGCTATGCCACTGAATACAAGCCATCCGAGCTGCCTTCAGTTGACACAACCAAGAAGCGAATCTCTGAGATCAAGTCCAATTACAGTGCAGCGCTTGAGCATTTGCGTCATTTGCTCATGGACCAGCTGCTACTGAAAACGTAGGTGCTGCCATGAAAACGTTCATACTGATTCGCAAACCCAAACCTCCAATCAAAACGGCACCCTGCGAATGCTGTGGTGCCATCATTCCCTACGACGCGCGTATCTGTCCCAGATGCCGCACGTGCCTCACCTGTCTCTAGGAGCGACCCCCATCATGTCCGACGATAAAAGTCTCGTGCAACAGGCCAACATGGCCTATGACACCGGCGAACCAATCCTCACCGATCAGGAATTCGATCTGCTCGCCGACAACGGCCTGGACCTGGACTCCCGGAATTTCCGGACCAAGGTCGAGCACACCATCCCCATGGGCAGCCTGGATAAAATCAAGACTGTCGACGATCTTGCTCGCTGGCTGCGTAACTACTCCAATGCCATCCTGATCGTCATGCCCAAGCTGGACGGATCTTCGATCTCGCTCAGCTACAAGAACGGTGAACTGACACGCGCCGTCACCCGCGGCGACGGTGCCTACGGGAACCTCATCACTGACAACATCATGGAAACCAACGCCATAAAGGCGGTCTGTGGCCCTGACATGGAAGTGCGCGCTGAAGCTCTGATTCCCAAGCGCTACGCCACGCAGTACGACAAGAACCTGCGCAACACGGTGGCCGGCATGATCAATGCCAAGGACACCCGACCCGAGCTCGCTCAGGTCGACCTGGTTATCTTCGACATCTTCGGCCCCCAGTTCGAAACCTGGGAGCAGAAACGTCAAGCCCTCAACCTCCTACCGAAGGTCGTGCCCTACCATGAGATCAATGCAATGCCTGCTCCGGAGCTGTATGCTCTTCTGGAGAGCTTATACAACACCTGGAGTTCACCAGCATTTGCTTATGCAATTGATGGTCTGGTTGTGCACGCCATCTTCGATCCAGCTCGGCCTCTGCCAGCTCCTCAGCTTATCCCCGAGGACAAAGTCGCTATCAAGTTCAAGGACGAGAGCAAGTCTGCGATAGTCGCCGACATTGAATGGACCCAAGGCATGCATGGCAAACTTGCCCCTGTCCTGGTCCTCGCTGATGGCGGCGTTGAACTCGATGGTACCCAAGTCCAGCGAGTCTCCGCCAGCAATTACTCCCTACTCCGGGCCGCCGGCCTGGGCCAGGGCGCCAAGATCCAGGTGATCAAGTCCAACCAGATCATCCCCTTTGTCTCGGCTATCGATGAGCCATCCCTTATGGGCATCGAGTTCCTGCCCGTCTGCCCCGACTGCGGTGAACGTTCCACCTGGAACGCCAGCCATGTCGACGCAATCTGCGCCAACCAAGATTGCCCGGGCAAAGCCAATGTCGAAATCGTGCGTATTCTCGAAATCTTCGGGATCGAGTTCACGTCTGATACCACCGTAGCCAAGCTGACTGCAGCCGGCTACAACACCCTGGAAAAACTCTTCGCCATGTCGATCGACGAGATGGCCGCAATCCCCGGATTCGGCAAAAGCAGTGCGACGTATTTCGTCACAAAGCTGCATTCGGCATCAATCTCTGAAGCCAAGGCGTTCAAAGCCGTTGGCCTCAAAGGCCTCGGCGAACGCATGGGCGTTACACTTCTGGATCACTACGGCTCATTGAGCGCCATGATCCAATCTGTTCAGAGCCGGGGTCTGGATTCTATCTCTGGTTTTGGCGGTATTCATAAAGCCAAAATCGAAGCCAATTTAGAGGCTATCATTCAGATGCGCGATCGCCTCATCGCTCTTGGCGTCAAGATCATCCCTCACCAGAAAGCCCTGGCCGGCCTCACAACGGTCTGCGCTACTGGAACCTGCCCTGGATACGCCCGCGGAGATCTGAACGCTCTGCTGACCCGCCTGGGCTACGAGCCGGTATCTGATGTGAACAAGGACTGCAAACTTCTGCTCTGCGAAGATCCGCTCAGCGGATCCAGCAAACTCAAGAAGGCGGCCAAGCTCGGAATCTCCGTGCAGTCCTACCGCAAATTCTTCCAACAACACGGGA